TACACACCGTCAGGCTTAGGATAAACGTCTACCTGAGTGTCACCACTAGAGTCAACACCGTTGTACGTGTAGTACTCAGGTGCACCACTAGGCGGTGTTTGATTCAAGTACTTATCGTTAAACCAGTGTTGAGTCTGGTACTCCATAAAGATGTTTGATGTATCGTTGATTACATCTAGCACCTTGATCTTGTTCTGTGATCCAGTGAGTACGTAGTTAAAGATACCAGAAGACGTAGTTACCGTCAGAGTAGTTCTAAGTCCAGACCAATCCCAAGCGTCTTCTACAATCTTCTTAGCGTCGTTTACAAAGTCACCCGCCAGTTTACTGTACGTTGTAGACTGTACGCTAGATACTTCGTCTTCACGCAAGCGTCTGAGGACGTTGTTTACTAAGTTTAAATATGTCATGCTCTACCGCCTCCAGAGCCAGTAAATAAGCCAGCTAAGAAATCTGTAATTGGAAACTCTGTTCTTGAGAGTAACTGAGGATCTCCTGAAATTGTAATAGGCTTAATGTCAAACATTCCACCACCGCCTCCTCCACCGAAGCCTCCCCCGCCTGTTGTTCCTCCGTCATCACCACCGTCGGGACAGTTTTCAGCAGTCTCACATTGTCCAGTAGCTTCACAGAAGGATTCACCGTCAGGACACGTAACAGGCTCACATAGCCCTGTTGCGCTATTTAGAGCAAACCCTGCGGGACACGGATCTTCTGGTGCTGCAACACAAGGCTCATCAGGCTGGCTAGTGTCTTTTACGTACCCCGGCAAACACGGGCCACAGGTTCCATCTTCGTTTGTTTGTTGGTTGTAATCAGCGCAGTTAATCGTAGGGCCAGCACAACCATCTATAGCATCTGGAATAGAACCGTCTTCACACTGAGTACAGGTAGGATAATCAACCGCCCCGTTAGCACAAGATCCTTCAGGGTCTATACACTCCAGAGATGAAGCAGGGATTCCGTTGTTAAATTCACAAGGGTCTTCACAACCGTTACCGTAGTCTTTTTGACCGCCTGTACACTCAGTAACTTCAGGGCAAGTTCCTATGTCAGCAAATGTTCCATCAGGGCACTTTTCTTTACCACATTGTACTGCATTAGCATCTGTAATTTCTGAGCAGTCTAAGACATCAGGACAAGATCCGTCTTCGTTTTTAGGCACAGTCATGGCGTCATCACACCAGTCTTCTCTGCAACCCTTCTCTGGATCAGGAATAGAACCATCTTCACACAATCCGGGAGGCGTACCCTTAGGAACGCATACAAGTTCGCCTGTCACCGGATTTTCCTGTAGTACTCCTCCCGTTGGGTTGTCTCCTAAGGGGCAATCGTCTCCTACCTGCGGAGTAGGAGTTCCGGAGTCTGCTATACACTCCAGATCTCCCTTTTCATTAGCCACAAGGATTCCCTTGTTTCCTAGTGCGTCAGTACACTCGTCTCCTTCGTTGCCGGGGTCATCTGGAGTATTACACTCTGAGAGATCTTTAACCCACTTTCCGGGATTATCTGTGTCTTCCCCACACTGCTCATGTTGACCACAAACTCTGTATTCCTCATCTGTCTGAGGATTAGTACACACTTCTGTTAAACTTACGCATCCTTCGCCAAAGTCATATAATCCTCGTCGACACGGTTGATTACAGTCGTTATCTGTGTGTAACGCAGGAGAGTCTCCGTTAGGGCACGTTTCTTCTGGTGGCGTTTCACTACAAGCTCCTATGTCAGCAAATGTTCCATCAGGGCACTTTTCCTTACCGCATTGCGCTGCGTTAGCTTCTGTAATTTCTTGGCAGTCTGACGTTAAACCTAGTTGACAATCCCCGTTTACGTGTGAATCTATTGTAGATCCGTCGGTACAGTGGGTTTCACCGCACTGAGCATCCCAACGATCTTGAGCGTTAATTAAGTCAAAAGTGACAGTTCCTGAGGGTCTTGGTTGAGTACAATCAACTTGTGTAGTAGGCGGAGCCACACATTCTCCACTTTGCCCTGTATCAGTCCACCCTTCTTGTTCACAGGATCCACAAGAACTAGGAGTTTGAGTAGCATCGTCAGCAGGTACGTGTGTTTTACCTAGTGCAGAACAGTCTTGTTTAGAAGGCCCAGAGTTTATCCAATCTGCTACACAGTCACAGTTTTCGTCGTAAGTACCGCTTGCTCCTGTTTCATCGGTACACGGGCCCCCCGGAGTACAGTCTGGAGGCGGGTCTTCGCACCGACCAGTGGTTTCGTTTAGTACTTGATTTCCTTCGCATTTAATAGGACTAGCGACACAATCCCCAGTTTCGTTAACCTGAAAATCTGGCAAACACCCACCACATGCGCTATTAGTCCCTGCTCCTGTGCTTGGTATATGCTCCCTATTTTCTGCGGCACACTCTTCGGCAGTTACGCCTGTGTCTGTCCAGTTTGTACACTGCCCATCAACTTCTACAAAATTAGGCAAACAAGCACCGCAGTCCTCTTCTTTTTCTACTACTCCACCGTTTCTATTTATGGTTGAACAATCAAACTGCTCTTGTGTAATACCAATAGTCCCATCACCGTCGATGTCGCTACCAAATATCTTTTCTAGCTCTTTGAGTACTTTGTCTCCGTACTGAGAGCCGATGATGATAACTCTCATCCAATCAGGAAGCCCCGGTTGAGTCGGGTCAGCAGATTTAAAGATTCCTTCAATAGTGTCTTTAACTTTAGTGGCGCAAGCCGCTGGATCAGTAACACAGTCTAGAGTTTCTAGGGCTTTGTCTACTATTCCTTTTACTGCTTCTGTTGTGGCGTCAACAAGTTCACCAGTACCGTCAAGTATTCCTTGAGTAATGATGCCAGCAATATCTCTATTTTCTATGCAGTAAGACGCGGTGTTGGCAACTCCATCACCATCATCGTCCTTGGACATACAGTCCCGCATCTGCTCTCTAGCAGCGTCGTTAAACGGCCCACTAATTCTGTCCCAAATTTCTCCGATAGTTGGTAGACGCATGATACCCGGAAGAGGCAACCACTCAGGTAATCCCGGAATCTCAAGACCCTTAAAAATTACTTGTACGTGTCTACCAAAGTCTTCCCAAATATCTTTGATGTTTTTAGGATCAACACAGTTTGTAGTGACTGTGGTAGTACACATTTGGACAGTAACGCCCCAGTCGTTGTCACCAATAAGAACCCTGTCTAGGACGTTTTGTGGATTCATCAGGCTAAACGAGTTAATACCGCCAAAGCTGTCTAATTCGCCTAGTATGATGGAATTATCAGCTATTCCTACGTTTTCGTAGCGGTCAAAAAGACCTTGTATTGCAGAAGCAGGATCTTCAGAAGCTAAAATTTCTTCAAACTCTTTTAAAAACCCGTTGTACTGCGTCTGTTCTGCTAGTTCTCTAAACCTGTCGTTATCTTCTCCAGCAACAGGAAAAATATCTCCTATGTTAAATAAAAAATCTTCTATACCAAGCTGACCCGTAGCAACTAGATTTATTTGCTCTAAGTAAGCATTAAATATTTGTCCTCTAGGGCTTCCGGGTTCTTTAACAATATTTGGAACCAGATAGCGATTTAAAAACTCAAATATAGCTTGCCACTGAAGATCCGTTAAGCCATTAAAGTTAATAGTCAAAGCCATAGTTTACTTACCGTTCTTAAGCTGCATCAGCTTGTCAGCACCACGTATGCCAAAGCTGGCTGTGACTGCAACGTACAAAAGATATTGATACCACTCAGGTAGCCTATCTAGCTCCGCAAAGGCAACGCCTACGCGACCAATGATATCAAGATCGTTCATACCTACGCCCCACATAATTGCTATCACAGGCGCACTCAGGACTACTGTGAACCACTCGTCTTTCCACGAGGACGCACTAGCCTGTGCCATGTGTTGTTCCCACGTAGCAGTGTTCTGTATCACCTGCATTGTGGCTTGGTGTTTTGCTTGCGACTGCTCGTGGCGGTTACTCAGCCAAGTCTTAGCGAGTCCAGCAATAGGACTAATGAGCGCTTGCCACACCTACGCCTTACTCCTGTTACGCCAGCCCTGCACCGTGTCTGTTTCCCAGATACGTATACCTGTCCACACGAGTGTAAACAACGCAGCCAAGGAAGGCAGTACGCCAGCCAAAGCACCAACACCTGTTGCTACGGAAACCGTATCCATTACCTCTTTCATCCCTTGATCTGCCATCCTCATGCACCCTTAATAATTGCTACTGTACCGTAGATGATCCCGGCTGTTACAGCAGCGGCGATAGACAACAAGATACTATCTAGTAACATACGTTGCCTCTTGCGTTGTTTGTAGATTACCTCTTCCCTCTGTGCTTTAATCTTACGTCTGAGCATTATCATCTCTTGGTAAGTCTCAACACCGTAAGACCAAACAATTAGTTCTCGTATTTCTTTTTCTTGTTCCTCTAGTTTCTTCTTGGCTATTATACTGTTGAGTGCTTGTTGTTCTACAGTTTCTCCGTCGAATAACTTCTTGAAGACACCGGGACTCTCAGCTTCTTTCTCTGCTTGTCTTATGTCAGCAGCAAAGGAATACCACTGCCCCAGCTTTTGAGCCACAGCCTCAATTTCAGCACCTCTGTTTACTAGCGTCTGTATACCTTTGAAGGTCGTAGACGCCATAGCAATAAGTGATAGAGGATCCATCCATTAGTTTACCAAGAGACGCCAGTGCCAGACGTAGGATTAGCTTGCTCTGCAATCTGTGCATCAATAGCCGCTTCAATAGCCGCTACCTGATCGTCACCCAGAGCCGCCTTAGCCCAGCCAACAGCCGTTGCTTCTGTAATGTCATCCCACTCGACAAACGTACCACTAGGAGACTCAAGGCCAACAGTGCCGTAGGATGATCCAGAGTGATCTCCATCAGTCTTTGAACAACGCCAGTGTACGCACGTTACAACATTGCTGTTATCGCCCTGTGTAACGTCGTAGTCCATTGTTGCTACAGTCCATGTGTGTGCCATAGTTTATGCTCCTTTAAGTGCCGCTACTTCGGCTTCAAGTGTTTCAATTCGTGTTACTGCTTCTTGTAGGGCTTTGATAAGCCTTGTTTCAACAGTGCCTAATCCAGAGACTTGCTTGTACCCGTCTTCGCCTTCAGACACCAGATCAGCCCATGCGGTTTGCTCTAACTCTTGAGCAATAAATCCTTCGCCTGAGCCTAATGTTTCGTCCTTCCAGTCCCAGCGCACAGGGCGTAGCGCCATGACGTTAGCTAACTCTGATTCGTGGTCTGTTACGTTGTCTTTAAGGCGTATGTCTGAGCCAGAGAAAAAGCTAGGAGTGCCCCCATTAGTTACGGTTATACCGCCAGCAAGCGAACCGCCTACTTGAAACTGAACGCCTGTTCCAGATGCGACAATACGAGTATGGATTACTCCGTTTGCCTTAATAGCGGCTCCGAGCGAACCTAATGGAGACCCTGCGCTAGTATTCCCAACCAGCAAGTTGCCGCTGGAGTCAATACGCATACGCTCAAGGCTATTCGCCCAAAAACCTAGTGAATCATCTGCATGGTCATATTTCACACGACCAATTGTGGCGCTATCGGTATCTTGAAAGAAAATGGTACATTCGCCAGTGTTAGCTGTACCTATTGAAATTCCTGCATTTCCTGCTCGCTCAAAAAGAGCAACACTTGATGTAGTAGCCGCTGTTAATGATGCACTAGATTCTTCTACATGAATCTTAACTCCAGAATCAATAGAGGCTGTTCCAATACCAACGTTGCCGCTAGAGTCGATACGCATACGCTCATTACCAACGCCTGCCGTGTGAAAGCCCATGTGATCAGAGCTATGGTCATATACAAGACGGCCTTGACCTCTTGCATCAGCATCAGAAAATAAAATGTTTGCGCTGTTAGCTGATGGCGTAGCTAAGTTAATGCTAACTGAATCGTTGTTTTCAACAATAAAGGCATCACCAGTATCGAAACTCCAAGAATGTCCGTTTGCACCTTTGTAGACGTGCAATTTATTGTCAGGACTCGTAGTGCCAATACCAACGTTGCCGCTGGAGTCGATGCGCATACGTTCTGATGTTGCGTTAAATATTAAGTCACTTCCTTCAGAACCTATTGATGGCCTAACTCCTGTCCCGCTATCAAAAAAAGCTAACAGTGAATTTGAAGATGAGCTAACAAGTTCAGCAGGAACACCGGATGCGCTAGAGACTGTAAGCGTTCTATTAGGACTCGTAGTGCCAATACCAAGCGACTCCGCAGAAGCATCCCAGAAAAACGCCTGAGTAGTGCCAGTGTCTTCGTAGAAGCTGATGTCTCCGTTAGAAAATATCTGCATCCTGTCTGTATCAACGCC